TTATTTACTAATAAACATTTGAACCCAGTTGTTTCCTTGTTGGCAATATCCAACCCCAATATGGGTAAAATCAGGCTTTAAAATATTTTCTCTATGCCCTTGTGAATTCATCCATGATTGCATAACTTCTTGGGGCGTTCTTTGCCCTTGGGCTATGTTTTCGCCCGCTGATTTAAAAGCAATCCCGAATTGTTTCATCATATCAAAAGGGCTTCCATAAGTAGGGCTTTGATGCGAAAAATACCCCTTTTGCGCCATATCGCAAGCTTTAGTTCTTGCTACCCGCTGAAGCTCCCAATCCATTTGCAACGGCTTCAAGCCTTGCTTTTGTCTTTCCTGATTTACAAGACTTAATACAGCACTTTCAACGCCTTTTGCTTGGTCTAAATTAGGAATATTGATTTTTTGGTTAGGGTAAATCATATCAGGATTAGGAAGTTGGCTATTCGCCTGAATGATTTCTTTTACGCCTATTTGATATTTTACGGCTATTTTCCATAGAGTATCATTAGGTTTAACAATATAAGTATCATTACTTTGAGCAAATGCACCTGAAGGCATTAAAAGCCCAATTAAAAGGGCGCCAACTAAAACTTTTTTCAACATGTTTAAAATCCTCCTTTAATTTTGAATTCGCCTTTATTTTGCGCAAAAAACAAAAAAGGAACCGTTCCAAGGGTTCCTTTTAAGGAGGTTCAATCATAGGTGAAATCACATCTTAATAATAGCTTTTGACAATCAGCCCGTTTTATTCAATCGTAGCCATTGAATAAGGTTGCGGAATAGAAGCATTATTTTTTGTACTATATAGCAAATACTAGGCTTACTAGAACATGTTCTAGGTTCGGTTTTTTAAGCCCATTAAATAGCGCAACTATGTAATGATATTGTTGGGCGAAAAGCTATTTTTTATCTATGCCAAATTTATCAAGGGGGCTTTATTTTGTGGAATAATATCTTTAATACTTATTGGAATGATTTCAAAGCGCATTCAAAAGAAGAAATTCTCATTCAAATTTTGAGCATCATTTTTATTTTAATCATAGGCGTTGTTGCAATAAAAATTATAGGCAAGAAAAGCATTTCGCAAATGACTTTAGCCAATGTTTTATTTATCTTCATTCTTTCAAGTACATTAGGGGCGCTCATTACCAAACCGCATAGAATTATAATTGCGCTCATTGTTGTTGCAACAATCGTTGCTTTTGTTATGATTCTTGAAAAGTTAAGCGTTAAAACAAATGCTTTAGAACGCATATTTGTAAGCTTCCCATCTGTTTTATATGAAGATAATCAATATCAAATCAATGAATTATCAAAGAACAATATAACCGTAGACCAAATAGAAGCTTCGATTAGGGCAAAAGGTATATCTTCCGTTGAAGCTTGTAAAACAATTGTTTTAGAACCAACGGGGGGAATTTCAGTTGAAGTTAAGCCTGAATATGAACCCATTCAGAAAATATATTTCGATAAAGCCATTGAACAAATTTTAAAAGCAATAAATGAAAAGCAAGTATATGAAGAAGCCGTTCCTGACATAAAGAAAAATCTATTTGAAGAAGCAAGCAAGGGCTTCAATCAGGGGAACGTTAATAGCAAGCTTGATTGAATAAAAAAAACCGCCCCATTATAGGACGGTTCTTTTCTTCTTGAAGGGAATTCACATAAGCCAAACAACAATTTTTCAAGCCAATTATTTATATTGTGAACCTATTCAAGTTTTATATACGGTTCATAGCCTTCTTTTAATAATTGTTTTTCAAGGGCTTCAGCGTTTTCCCTATCTTCAAAAGCACCAACTTGAACTTTAAAAAGCAAATCTTCAGCAAAAACAAAAGAGCGATACCCTTTAAACCGTAATTCTTTTGAAAGAATGTTAGCATTTTCTTCATTGCTAAAGGCGCCAACTTGAACTTTATAAAGCCGTTCTCTAGTTGGCTTTTTTGTTGGTTGCTCTAATTCCTGAAGCCCCAAGAATTTCACAACGCCCATAATATGCCCATTGGCTATTTTTTGCCTAAAATTTGAACTTTTTAAAAGCTTGGCATCTGAAGCATTGGATAAAAATAAATTTTCAGTAAGAACCGCTTTCATAGTTGATTCACGCAACATATGAAAATTAGCCCGTTTTTTTCCCCGCTCTTCAACTTCAGCGCCTATTTCTTTCATAATTTCATCATGTAAAACATTTTGAAAAGCAATCGTTCCTGAAGATACATTTCCGCTGTAAATAAATGATTCAAAGCCTTTTGAGCTTTTATCCTTGAAGCTGTTGTTGTGAATTGAAATTAATATATCAGCCCGCCAAGCGTTCGCATTGTCGGTTCTTTCATCAAGTGTAAGATATTTATCTTTATCACGACTTAATAAAACTTGCGCATCTTTGTAAGCTGATAAACCTTTTGCAACTCGCATTCCAATATCAAGAACAACATCTTTTTCATGCAAGTCATTCCCAATAGCGCCAAAATCTTTGCCCCCATGCCCACAATCAATAAAAATTCTTGGCATCTTATCAAGCTCCTTTCCATCATTCATTAATATGCTTATGTTTTAAATTATCTCTTATTCTTATTGTTTGGATTGTTTTTCTCTTCTTGCGCTTTTTTCATTTTATCCATTTTAATTGCTTCTGAAGTCGTTTTAATTCCACTATAAAGCCCGCTTGAACTTAGCCCGTAAATAATCCCAGAAAATATAATATGGCTCCAATCATGCCCCAAATCTTCACCAAAGAGAAAAGATAAAAGAATTCCAAGGGCAACCGCCAAGAAGGGGGCAAATCTATCTTGAATCCAAGTTGTCATTTTGAACATTTGAACCAAGGCAACAATAATTGGAATAATTGCCGTTCCTGATAAAATTGCATTTGATAATACATCATTCATTTGCAAAAACCCCTTTTATTTTTGGTTTATAGCATTCTTAATTAGTTGAAGGAATGTAAGCCGTTCTTCTCCAAAAGTTGCGTTAATAGTATATTCACCTTCATCATAAATTTCTTCAATTCCCGTAATCATAGCATCCATTGAAATTTGTAAACCTTTAAAAATTTCCCTTGATTGAATCGTTACAATATCGCCAACAACCCAATCTTTATTATAAGTTGTCATCGTGTTTTCATTATTTATTATTTCAGCCGTAAAGCTTTCAACATGGGGGCGCTTATTTAATTCGCTTCGCCCTTCAGCTTTTACTTCATTTAAAATTTTTTTACTTGAATCAATGATTATTTCTTTTCGGTTAAATCCTGTTGTAGCCCCATAAACTAAAGTCCAAACCGCATTGGCTTTTTCTATAGCATCAGCGCCTTCTTCTTTCCAAACCATATAAGCAAGGTTTCGCCATTCTTTTATTGAATACTCATAAGAAGCATTTTTAATATTGCCGAATTCTTCACTAAAAACAACGGGGGGCAAAGCAATTTGATTTATATGCTTATGGGTTCCATAATAACAATCAAATAAAAACCCGCTAAAATCTTCTTTGATTGATACATTCCACCCCATAGGATAATTTGATTCTTCGCCAAACATTTTTGAGATTGTAACAATAACTTCGCCTAAATAGCCTGAATCCCAATCAGGGGTAAAATCTAACAAATCGCCATAACTTTTTATAGGCGTTACGGCTAAAAGGTTTTTTGTTTGGGTTGTATTCCAAAAAAATCTATCAGTATCCCTTGTTTGGGTTATCAGATTGTTCATAATAAGCCGTTGCATGATTTCAGTTTGTCGCATTCCCGTAAAGCTTCCTGAATCAGTTGGGTGACAAATTCTATAATTCAACATTCCCTTTAATGGTATCAAGGTAAAATTCCAAAATTCATCATCAAGGCTTGTAACCATATCTTCAACAATTAAAGCTTTATCAAGTTGGTTATTTATTATCAAGATGCGCCCAATTCCCATTTCTTCAACTCCTTGGGCGCTCTTCCCTATTGTTAATTCACTATTTTTTATTTCATGCCAAGACGTTCTATGAGTTAAACTTTTAACCGCATCAATTGCGCCCCGCCAAATCAAATCTTTATCAAAAATATTAATTTGAAGCTTCATAATTTCACCTATTTCAGAACCGTTATTTCAAGTTTTGTAGCAAAAGAACTAACCCCGTTAAACTTCCCATGATTTTCATTGGTTGCGGTTACTCCTCTTAATGCAATTCCACCTATTGCGGTTTTTTTATCTGCCATTGTAATTTGAGTTGGTCGCAAAGTTACCCAATAACCGCCCGTAGCTCTATTTGGAATATTTAATTTTGTATCATCGCCCCAATCAGCATTAGTTTTACCATCCCAATTGCCTGAAGGCTCTGAAGTAAAAGAATGTTTACCAATTTCAACATCAGGCGAACCATTTGCCGTTGTTTCATAACAATTAATTAAAAGTTTTGCTCTTACCACATTTCCAAAATCACCTGAACCAAGAAAAGCTTGAATTGCATTTTTATCAAATCCAAACATTCCTTTATAATCCGTTGTTGAACCAACTAAAACATTTCCTTGCCAAACCCCATCGTCAAGACGAACCCCGTCACCTCTAAAACCTTGGCTCCATGTTGCTGTAAATGTTGCGGTTTGTTCGCCTACCATTGGATAATTATCAAACCAATTTGAGCCATCGCAATGTTTAACTTTGCCATCAGTCCAAGCCGAACCATTGCATTTTTTAGCAATGCTATTTGTCCAAGCCGAACCATTGCATTTTTGTAATACACCTTTTGCCATGATTCAAGCCTCCTTAATCTGTTTGAATCCAAACTCTTTTGGCACTATAGGGCGGTTGTGAAGGGGTTAGGGCAATTGAATAATCCCCTACTTGCAAATATGCTCCGCCATCTCTATAGAAGTAATAAACCATATTGTCAAGCCCTTCAACTTCTTCTTGTTTATGCCTATGATTATTAGGAACCGCCCCGCCCTGATACCGCTTATCTATCACGCCCGTAATTGTTCCATTTGTAACATTGGCATCATAAACGGGTAATTCAAATAATGTAGGCGTTTGTATAGGGGTTCTATCAGTTTTAACAACTAAAGTTACGGCTCTTTCATTATCAGCATCAAGCCTTAATACAATTTGCCCTGAATAAGTACCGCTTGGAACCGTTAAAATTTCAGTTCCCGTTATTTCGACAAAATGCCCTTCAATAATTGCTCTTCCCGCATAAATAGTTGTATAGTTGGTTCCCCCAATATCAAACCCAAACCGCCCGCCTTGGGTTTCTCTAATTAAAAAACCAGTTTCAAAGCCCATACCAAAAGCCGTTGCAAAATCTTTTGCCGAATAGGGTCTATCGCCATTTACTGAATCATAAAAATATGAATTTAAAGCCATCTTTTCACCTCTATAAAGTTACATATAAATTTCTATAAATAAATTGAATTGTAGCTTCATTTGATGCTGAAGCATCTGTAAATTCAATGGTATTTGCGCCTTTAATTAAATTGAAAAAGGTTGAAGCAAAATCAAGCTTGTTGAAAACATTTTGCCCATTTAATTCAACTTTTTTTTGTCCAAAAGTCGTATCAATAATTAATTCATCGCCCGCAACCATGGTCAAGTCTTTAAAGCCTATAAATTCACCAGTTGTTAAGTTTTGAATCATGGGATTAACACAAGCCCCAACAATCCGAATAATAACGGGCGCTTCAACTTGCCCTTGATTGTAAGCAGTATTGGCGGGTATAATTTCCCCAAGAATTAAAGGGCTAGTTGTAGACATAGTAAAAGGAAGTTTGAATAAAGGATTTACACCCCTAAAAGATTCAAAAATAGATTCTTCAGAATACCAAAAAGGATTATTTGCTTCATAAATCAATTTAACTTTTTGCCACCCGCTATTTCTGTTTTCAAATCCAATAGGAAAAGAAGGGGCGCTAATAAAAGTTATATCTCTTAAAAAAACATCGCCCGTATTTAAAATCACTTTTAAAGTTACGGCTCCATTTAAAGGATTGCAAATAGAAGTTATTGCTTTTCTTCTACAAAGAATTTCATCTGCATTTCTATTAAAAGTTGGAATGATAAAATCAAGCTCACCTTCAAATGATTCCATAAAAGCATTAACAAAAGTATTACCATGTTGATTCCAACTTTTAATATTTATCATGTTGGCTTCTTCACCCCCTTGCAAGGGGAAGTTTTCAATTCGATAACCATCAATACATAACATTTGATTGTTTTTGTCTAAAATTTGAAGTTGTTTGAGTTTTAGCATATTGCACCCCCTACCACATCAAAGACATTTTATTGACAGTTCTATTAAATACTCTGTTAGCTTCTCTTACATCGAGCGCTTTAGGGCTATTTAAATTTACAATAAAACTATTACCCGCTGAAGTTGCGCCCGTTGTTGCCATTGCCATTTTTGGGTCTACTTCAGGAACCGCAACTTTTGCCATTTTAGTTGCCATTCTTCCAATAGTTCCCATTGTGTTCTTCATACCAATAGCCAACCCATCGCCCACATCTTCACCAATGTCCATTGTCACCCTTGAAGGGCTTTTTGAATCTAGCGCTTTTCTAATTTTTTTAGCAATATTCGAAGCAATTTCAGTTGCTTTTCTATATAATTCTGAAGCTTTTGCCGTTATCCCACTAATTAAGCCCCCAATTATATCTTTACCTATTTGCTTCAAATCAATATTTTCAAAGAATCTTTGAACGTTGCCCCAAATTTCTTTTATCTTTGTCCAAATTTCTTGCATCTTTTCAGATACGGCTTTTCTCATATTAGAAAATGCTTCAGATACGGTTTTATTTAATGCCCTTCCCTTTTCCTGAAGGGTTCCCCAATTCTTCCATAGCAAAGCCCCAATCACAATTAAACCCGCAATTACTCCAATTGCTATCATGATAGGAGAAGTCAAAACCGCCATAACACCCGCAAAAGTTATTGCCCCCGTTGTAACTAAAGCAAGTACGGGCGCCAATGCCAAGAATAGCCCAATCAATATGCCAAGAATGGTTACAATTGCAACAATGCTTCCCGCTAATAAAGGATTTTGTTGCGCCCAATTTGCAATCATAGTTACAAATTCAGCAACCGTTGTAAGTAAAGGGGCTAAAGCTTCAGTCATTTCAGTTAAAGCCGTATTTAATGCAACTTGGGGGGAAGCATCAATTTTTTTAGTTGCTTCAGCTAAATTATTCGTTCCTTCAGTTAAGGCAACTTGATTATCTTTTGCACCAAGAAGGGTATCAGTTATTTTACTTCCTTGCTCTTCCCACATCGTACCGAAAAAAGCAACCCCAAGTTCATTGCGCTTTGTTTCATCTTCAACTTGGGATAAGGCAAGCGCAACATCAAGCATGGCTTCTTTTCCTTTATCCCCGCCTTCAGCTATTGCCGTTCCCCAAGCTTGAACTTGTTTAGCGCTTATATCGGTTCCCGCCAAGCTTTCTTTTATGGCTTTTGGTACTTCTGTACCAAATTCAGCTAATTTAATTCTTCCTTCTTTTAACCCATCTAAAAGGTTGTCGATATTCCAAGAACCTGTTTGAATTCCTGAAGCAAAAACGCCTTGAATCTCTTCAGCCGTATAGCCCGCCCTTGCTAGTTGTTGCCCGTATTCGCTTATAATATCAAGTTGCTCTTCAGGAAATCCCAAATCAAGTAAAGTTTTAGTCATTCCAAGGGCTTCTTCATGGCTCATGCCAATGCCTTTTGCCATTTCATTTGTTTCTTGAATAAGTTCAGTAAAATCAATGGTATTATAAGCCTTGCTTATTGCGCCCGCATACTTAATAATTTTTTGATTTTCTTGGTCTGAAATATCCCCATTTAATTGAAATTGGCGCCTAACACCCGTTAAAGCTTCTTGGGCATCAAGTCCATAGGCTTCAATGGCTTTAATTGAATCATAAACCGCTTTTTTTGATTCATCAGGAACATTCATTGATACATCAATTTGCGCTTTTAAATCGCCCATATTAAGCGACTTTTCAATAATTGCACCAATTCCAATGCCCGCACCAATCCCGCCAATTGCACCTTCTAAACCGCCCAATTTATCGCCAAGTTTATCAATTGCGCCTTCAGCTTCGCCCGCATCGCTTGAAAGTTTATTAAGTTCTTTTCTTACCCCTTTTATAGAAGCTTCGCCCGTATCTAATTTATTCAAGGCTTGGCGAATTTCATCAATATCAACTGAAGCGCCAAGCGCATCTTTTCCAACCTTATCAAAAGCTTTTTGCAAATCTCTACTTGAAGCCGTTCCATTTTGAATGCTTCTAACAAGTTTGGTTCCAAGTACATCAGCATAATCTTCAAGGGTTTTGCCTTGTGTTTCAAAAAGCTGATTTAATTGCTTTGTACTTGATTCAACTTTATTTTGTTCAGCTTTTAAATCAGCTAAAGCATTTTCAGTATGCTTTAAAAATTGTTGGGTATCTTGTAATTCACGTTGAAACGCTCTATATTGTTCTTCCTTAATATCGCCTTTATCAAATTGCGCTTGAACTTGGGCTTCAGCTTCTTGTAGTTGTTTTAATTTCTTTGAAGTGTTTTCAACT